ACTCCCTGCTTGACGACCTTTGGGCTATTGCCCAGCAAGAGATGGACTCTTGGGCCAAGGACGGAGCCTTCCCTTACGACAAGGAACTGCTGAACCTGCTGATGCAGACGGGGAATATGAAGGCCATGTCCCGGGAAACGGGCATTCCGTACCGGAGCATCATTTACTCCATCGAACAGGCCAAGGCCAAAATCAAAACCGCAATCGAAGCCAATGGATATACTGGTTTTTCCAATCCTGATTAGTGCGCTTGCGACCCTTGCGGTCGTGGAGTTCCGGGTGCTGCCACAATGGTTCTACGCTCTGCCATTCGCCAAGCGGAAGCCGTTTTCGTGCATGACCTGCTTCGGGTTTTGGCTTGGCTTTGCCCTGACCCTGCCAACGTGCCAATGGTACTTGGCCCCAATCCTCGGCCTTGCCTCATCTGCCACCGCAATTATCATCCGGGAATGGACCTTCAAATGACCAACGACCAGTTCATCGTGGCCCAAAAGCATCGCAAGTACTGGGACCAATATGTGGCATCGCTGACGATGCGACTGCCACCCGATGCGGTTGGAGAACTGCAAGCCATCCTGACCGCTCACGGGCGACCGCCTACAAATTGGTGGTGCGCTGACTGCGTAAAATCGGCCCTCCAATACATTTACCTACAAGCGGACTTGTTCCTCGAAGCCAACCAAAACACGATAACCCACCCCCTGAATGCCCCTGCCAATCCCGAACAATAACGAAAGCAAAGAAGGTTTCATCGGTCGCTGCATGAGCAATAACCAAACCAATGCGGAGTTCCCCGATACGGCTCAAAGATTGGCCGTTTGCGGCTCAACGTGGGAGAATCACAAGAGGCAGCAATTCGAGTCGTACTCCGATTACGGCCAAGAGATTCGGGCCAATGCCAAGCGAGGGATTGAACTCAACGAAAGGAACGGGAACAAGTGTGCGACGCAGACGGGCAAGGTCAGGGCAGCAACTTTGTCCAAGGGTGAACCCATCTCGGTGGAAACCATCAAGCGGATGCATTCCTACCTGTCAAGGGCTGAAACCTACTACGACAACGCTGACGACACCTCGGACTGCGGTTACATCTCCTACCTCCTGTGGGGTGGCAAGTCGGCTCTCTCATGGTCAAGAAATAAACTCCGAGAACTTGGGGAACTTGAAGGCGAAGGATGACGAAGCCCAAGTGCAGGCTCGGATGGACTCGCTCATGATGGTCATTACGACCCTGTGCGACTGCATCGGAGCGGTGGACGATTCTAACTCACCGAACGCATTTGCGGTCAAGATGAAGATAGTGGACAAGATTGACGAACTCATAGACAAAATCGAATACTGATGCAACGAGTACCCATAGGCACAATCAAGAACAACCCGAACAACCCAAGGGTCATCAAGGACGACAAGTTTAAGAAACTCGTGCAGTCCATCAAAGACCTGCCCGAAATGGCCGAGGTTCGCCCCGTTGTGGTCAATACCGATATGGTCGTGCTTGGTGGCAACATGAGGCTCAAGGCCATGCGTGAGGCTGGATGGAAGGACGTGCCGATTCAAGTTGTGGATTGGGACGAAGACAAGCAAAGGCAGTTTATCATCAAGGACAACGTAAGCGGAGGGGAGTGGGATTGGGAGATGCTTGCCAACGAATGGGACACCGAGGAACTCCAAGAGTGGGGTCTTGACCTACCGGGCTTTGACTTAAATGCAAATGAACTTGGAGAGGACTTTACTTTGCCCGATGGCGATAAGGCTCCGTTTCAGCAAATGACCTTCACGCTTGCAGATGAACAGGCAGAGCAAATAAAAAACGCAATAGCCGACATCAAGCAAACCGAGGAGTATAAGTATGCCGAAACAATGGGCAACGAAAATAGCAACGGGAACGCTTTGTACTTAATCGTTATGCAATGGGCCGAGCAAAGGAAATAATCGTTAAGGTAATACCCGCAAAAATTGCTAATGAGTTTGTAAAGAAGCATCATTATAGTGGGAAGGTTGACCCAAGATGCTACGTTCACTTCGGTTGTTTTCTTGACGATAGGCTTCATGGTGTAATGCAACTTGGCCCAAGTATAAATAAACACGCATCGGTAAATCTTGTCAAAAACACTCATTGGAATGGTTATTGCGAGTTAGCACGTATGGCCTTTGACGATTACCTTCCAAGCAATAGCGAAAGCCGATGTATTTCCATCATGATGAAACTGCTAAAAAAACAAGCACCTCATATCGAATGGGTGGTTTCGTATGCCGACGGAGCGCAATGCGGTGATGGAAGTATTTATAGAGCAAGCGGATTTTATCTTGTGGACATAAAAAAAAATACGTCAATGTGGGAGATGCCTAATGGCGAAGTGGTGTGCGGTCTTGTTTTTAATCCCGGTTTTTCACCAAATAGCAAAAACGACCAAAGCAAGAAATTCGGAAAAATTGGAGAGATGTCCACGTGGCCTGCAACAAGGTTTTTGAACCATATTGGAGCAAAACCTGTGCCGGGTTTTCAACTTAAATATGTTTATTTTTTGAATAAAAACGCAAAAGACCGCTTGACAACGACTATCTTGCCATTCAGCAAAATAGACGAGATGGGTGCTGGAATGTATAAGGGGCAGCGAGTATCTTTGCAAGAAAGAAAACAGGCGCAGGAAGTTCATCAGGTTGAACAGTTGGCATCCAGCCAAAAGGAAGGCGGTTCGAATCCGACCCCTGCGCTCAAAACATCGTAAGTACATCGTGGCAACGCAAGTACCAGCAAGGAACGGTGGAACACTCACAAGGCCGGATAAGGGGGAAACAATGAACCCTAATGGTCGTCCACGCAAGTACGTCAGCACCTTGGTTGACCAAGGCTACAAGCGGTCCGAAATCAACGACACCATCCAAAACATGATGGCGATGACCTTGGAGGAAGTCAAGGCGGTTTGGGACAACCCAACGGCAACGGTCCTCGAAAAGACAATCGCCTCGGCCATCCGCAAGTCCATTGAAAAGGGAACGCTCTACTCGATGGAAACGCTGCTCTCACGGGTGTACGGTCAACCCAAGCAGGAAGTCGCTGCAACCATATCGCCTCAACCAATTTGGCAGGGCGTAAAACTACAAGTTGACACCAACAACAACGGCAATCAAGATTGATGGATTCCGCAAGAGAATCCGAATAGTCCAAGGCGGTTCATCGGCAGGCAAGACCTTTGCCATCCTGTCCTTGCTTTATTCCTATGCAGCCAACCCCGAATGCGGACCGCTTGAAATATCCGTAGTTTCCGAATCCATCCCCCACCTTCGCAGGGGTGCGCTCAAGGACTTCCTTAAGATGCTCAACATGACAGGGCTTTACCAAGAGGAACTTTACAACCGAACCCTGCTCCGATACGACTTCCCGCATGGCTCCTACATCGAGTTCTTTTCCGCTGACCAAAGCGACAAGATGCGAGGGGCAAGGAGGGACGTGCTATTCATGAACGAGGCCAACAACATCACATGGGAAGCCTATCACCAACTGGCTATCAGGACAAGGAACGCCATCTATATCGACTACAATCCAGTCCGAGAGTTTTGGGCGCATACCGAATTGATGAATGACCCCGATGCAGAGTTCCTGCTGGTTACCTACAAGGACAACCAAGCCCTTGACCCTGCCATCATCCGAGAGATTGAGAAAGCCAAGACCAAAGCCGAAACGTCTGCATACTGGGCGAACTGGTGGAAGGTGTACGGCCTTGGTCAGGTAGGAACACTTCAGGGGGCCATCTACGAGGACTTTGAGGTGGTGGAGGGTATCGATGTCAGCCGGGCGAAATTCGTCGCCCTTGGGCTTGACTGGGGCTTTAGCAACGACCCTACGGCCTTGGTAGCAATCTACCGCCAAGGGGACTGCCTGCTCATCCAAGAACTGCTCTACGCAACGGGTCTAACCAACCAAGACATCGCAGACAAGTTGCGGTCGCTGGGCATCACAAGGGCTTGGGAAATCGTGGCGGATTCAGCAGAACCGAAGAGCATCGAGGAAATCTACCGACTTGGTTTCAACATCAAGCCAGCGGAAAAGGGTCCCGACTCGGTCAGGAACGGCATCGACATTCTCAAAAGGTTCAAATTGCAGGTTACCAAGGATAGCACCAACCTCATCAAGGAATTGCGGTCCTACACTTGGGCCACCGATAAGGAAGGCAAGAACACGGGAGTCCCAATTGACTCCTACAACCACGCCTGCGATGCGCTACGCTATGTGGCCCTCAACAAGTTACGGGTCAGTAACTCAGGGAAGTATGTTGTGGTTTAACTTTGCCTTATGAAAATATCCGACATCTTCCAACTCCTTTGGCAAATCGCACAGTTTGTGGTTAGCATCGTTTGTATCGCAATCGCTTTATCCGTGCTTTTGTGAAAGTCGTCCACTACTACCACATCTACTGCGGAGGCAACTGGCAGTTAATTCTGAACCAACATATGATGGCGGTCTGCAATTACGGCCTCATCGGGGTCTTGGACGAGATAAGGGTCGGCATTGTCGGTCCTCCCGAACAACGCAAAGCGGTCAAGGAGGTGCTGGAGAACTCGATGGTGGCTGATAAGGTCAAGGTCGTAGTAACCCGGACCAATGCTTGGGAGCAGGCGACTCTTACCGAGATGTACAAGGCGAGCCAAGAGGAAGAAGCCGTGTACCTGTACGCCCACACGAAGGGAGCAAGCGACCCATCGCTGATCAACCAACTTTGGAATAGGTCAATGACTTTTTTCAACATCGTGGCTTGGGAGCGGTCCCTGCAACTGCTGGAAGGGGTGGATGCAGTCGGCTGCCATTGGATCACCAAAGAACAGTTTCCGCACATGGGTGATGCCAACAACCCCGAAGGCTATCCCTACTTTGGAGGCACTTATTGGTGGGCCAAGTCGAGCCACATCAAGGAACTCGGTGAGCCGAAACGGGACCACCGCTGGCAAGCCGAACATTGGATTGGCAAGAAGCCTGACACGAAGGTTCACGACACCAACCCCGGATGGCCAAGTCCCGAAAAGTTTGTAATCACATTTTAACCATGAAAGACAAAGAATTAATCGCCATCCTCGACGAGTTAGACCTCAATGGTGCCGACTATGACGGAGGAACCGACAAAGCCAACGGCCACAACTACACAAGCACCTATGCCAAGTACTTGGCTGAAATGCGAGCCGATTCCATCAACTTCGTGGAGATAGGCGTGTGGCACGGAGGGTCCATGGCCATGTGGTGCAAGTATCTGCCCAAGGCCAAGTTCCTGTTCTACGACATTGCCAACCAAGTCAAGCCAAAGGCTGACAAGCACATTGACTGGACTCGTTCAAGGCTTCACATCGCATCGGCCTACACCCCCGAATCCGTGCAGGTAGCAAGGGACTATTTTAAGAATGGTATTGACTTCCTGCTGGACGACGGCCCGCACACCTTAAGCTCTATGTTGCAGGTAGTCAGCCTGTATGCTCCATTAATGAACCAAGGCGGTGTCTTAATGATTGAGGACGTGCAGAGCAAGGATTGGTTCGTGAACCTGTCGGCCGTAGCACCAAGCAACTCAATCTTTGAGGCCATAGATCTTAGCGAATCGGGCCGATACGACGACCTTATTGCCGTTTACAAGTTCTAACGATGAACATCCCCGTAATCATCAACAACCGCAACCTGCTGACATGGCCTAAGGCGATGGTCAGAGATTTTAGCAAGTGGGAGGGGATTGGGGACATCTACATCGTGGACAACGGTTCAACCTACGAACCTTTGCTGGAGTGGTACGCCACCAACCCCTGCAAGGTCGTAATGCTTGGCGAAAACTTGGGCCATCAAGCCCCATGGACTTCGGGCTTGGTGCAACAACTGGGCGAGCCGTTTTATGCGGTTACGGACCCGGACCTTGACCTGTACAAGACCAGCAAGCGGACGATTCCCATGTGCTTGGAGTGGTTGCAGCAATTCCCCCAAGCAGGCAAGGTCGGCCTGTCGCTGCGATGGGATGACGTGCCTCCAAGGTCGTCGTACTACACTCACGTTAACAATTACGAAGCGACCCGTCAGCGTAACTCAAGGGTCATCATGGCAGCAAGGGTTGACGTGCCTATCGACACGACCTTTGCCGTTTACAATCGGCAGGAGTACTTCATCGGTGGGGTTTCGTTGCTTGAGTCAGCGAGGCATATTCCTTGGTACTATTCGGAGAAAGAACGCAAGGCTGATAAGGAGTTCAGTCAGTACCTTGCATCGGCATCGTCGGCTTCGTCATACAAAACCTTCCTGAAACTATGAAACTCCAAGACCTCACCATCGACCAGTTCCAGCGTATTGGAGCCATTGAGTTCTCAAGCGTGCTTGGTGATTATGACAAGCGTGCAGGAGTCGTTGCAATCGTTGAGGGGGTCGATATATCACTCGTCCGAGAAATGCCCGCCAAGAGCGTCCTAAAGCGTTACAAGGCCATTATCAGCG